AACAGTTATAGAAGCATTAATGTCTGTAGCTTCGGCATTGGCTCCAGTATTTGAAGCTATTGGTGTTGCTATTGCAGCGATAGATGCACCAATACTATTAATCATAGCAGGAGTAGCAGCATTAATAGCTATCTTCGTTGCTTTATGGAACTCATCATCAGTATTACGTAATGCCTTAATAGGTGCGTGGAATGCCATTAAAAGTGCTGTTGGAGCAGCGATACAAGCAGTTATTGGCTTCTTAGGAGATTTATTATCTCAAGCGCAATCCATTATGGGACCTCTTGTACCTATATTTAAAAATGCTTGGGATACAATCGTGCAAATTGTTGAAACAGCAGTTAAGTTAATCTCTCCAATTGTTTCGCAAGGTTTCCAAGCATTAGTTGCTGTTGTAAGTACGGTTTGGACTGTAATATCTACAGTTATTAAAGTTGCTTTTGATGTGATCATTGGAATTATTACTGTAGCTTTACAGATACTTAGTGGCGACTGGTCGGGTGCTTGGCAAACAATATTAAAAGTTGGGCAAACAATTTGGCAAAACATTGTTTCTGCAGCTCAAGCTATATGGGATATTTGGAGTAAATATCTACAACAAACTTGGCAAAATGCAGTCAACTTCTTTAGTACAATATTTGGCGCATTAGTTGGTATTGCAACTTCAATTTGGAATTCAATTGTTAATGCTATTATTTCTGTAGTTACCGGCTTAGGTACATTCCTTGCTAACATATGGAACGGAATTGTTACTTTAGCGCAAATACAATGGTCAATATTAGTTACAGTTGCACAGACGGTTTGGACAGCCATTGTCACAGTAATAACTACAATAATTTCAACTTTAGTTACAATTGTTACTACGGTTTGGACTGCAATTGTTACAGTTACACAAACTATTTGGACAGTTCTTGTTACTATTGCTCAAACAATTTGGACTGCGATTTCAACTATTATTATGACTATTGTTAATATCATCGTCACTATCGTTACAACTGCGTGGACTACTTTAATCACTATAACAACTACTATAATGACTGCAATCTCATCTGTGATATCTGCAATCTGGACAACAATAGTTACTATAGTAAGCACAGTTGTTTCAACTATTGTATCTTTCGTATCAACTGGTTGGTCTACTTTAATGAGTGTGACAAGCTCTATTATGTCATCGATATCAAGCTTTATTTCAAGCATTTGGTCAACAATAGTAAGTTTTATAAGCAATTCGGTTTCAAGGGCAGTAAGTTTTGTAACCAGTGGCTTTTCAAACATGCTCAGTGCGGTTGGTTCAGCAATGTCAGGTATTGTTAGCTCTGTAATGTCAGGGATGTCTAGAGTTGTTAGTTCTGTAACTTCAGGTGTTTCGAGAGCAGTAAATGCTGCAAGAGATTTTATTGGAGATATGGTTCAAGTTGGTGCCGATTTAATAAAAGGAATGATTAATGGTATTAAAAACATGGCTGGAGAACTTGTTAGTGCTGCAAAAGGTGTGGTAATGGGTGCAGTTAACGCTGCTAAAAGCGCATTACACATTGGATCACCTTCTAAATTGTTCCGTCAATACGGTATATGGACAATGGAAGGTCTAATGATTGGTATTAATCGTGAAGGAAAAAGTGTGATATCAGGCATGGGTGCAATGGCTCAAAGAGTATCTGATGCTTTTGATCCAAGTCTAAATGTACCAAGTATACAAAGAGATCTTAAGAGTGCGAGCGCATCAGCTAATGCTAATATCACTCACACTCACGAATATAAAACAAATCCATCACAACGTGTTGTAACTGTAAAAATGGATGTTAACAACGATGCTTTAACTCATATTGTCAACGGACAAAATGCAGATAGAGATGCAACATTCACATTCTAGGAGGTCAGGCAATGGATTTAGAAATCAAACAAAAAGATGGAAATAAATATAAGTTGTCTGACTTCGGTTTTCGAGTGAAAGATATTGTCATCGAAAGTCCGGAGATTGAAGATAACTACGAAACAAAAGAAAATACAAGCGGTCGTATGTTACTTAGCAGTCAGTATCGTAAAAGAAAAATTACGGTACCCTGCTATGTAGTTAGTACGAAACTTAATGATATACCAAGATTAAGAGATAAATTTTATGATTTGACTGTTAACACCGAACCTGTTTGGATAAGAGAACTTAGATACGCAGAAGAACATAACTATAAATTTTTGCAACCTACTGAAGAAGATTATCAATCATATGACAAATACGGTTATCCAATATTTCATCATAATATGATGAATGATAATTTTTACACTAGTGGTAAACAGTATCAGGTTAAATGCTCATCGGTTATAACTCCAGAAAACAAGGGCAAAGTTATTAATTTCGATCTAGTCTTTGAAACGATTGAGATACCATTTGCCGAAAGTATAGGAACTTCATTGGACTTAGAAAACAAGCCTAATAAAGCGCTGTGGTCTAATGACATGCTAGTTCCGTTTGACGAAGAAAGTGACAAGAGAACTTATACTTTTACTAACTGTTGGAATAATAGTGTTTATTATCACGGAAATGTTCCTAATAATGAGTTTAAACTTTATAAAAAAGTAACAATCGTTCTAGGTAAAAGCGTAAGTAGTAAAGAAAACTTTCAGTTTACATTAGGGAAATCGGATTATATGAAAATTAGCAACATAAACCTTAAAAAAGGCGACAGAATTGTATATGATGGCGTTCAAACATGGCGTAATGGCACCCCAATCAATCATCGTTGTTCTAATGCACAACCTAAGTTTTATCCTGGTTGGAATGACTTTAGTTTTAACCAACAAATCAAATCTGTAACGTTCGATATGAAATTTTATTATAAGTAGGTGGTTATTAAATGCCAGTATTATTTAGCCCGATAAGAGGTATAGGAGAGCCAGTCTATGTTACTACAACTACCACATCTAAATTAGGTTCTGAAACAGTTGTACAGTGTAAATTACTTGAAGATAAATATAACTATAACGTTATACGTGGGATTGATAAGCGTTGGTCGTTAACACAACTTACTGGACCTAACGACAAAAGAGAATATGTTGCTTATATAATCGATAGAAAAACTCACGGTAGAAATCAAGAAGTTACTGTAACACTTAGAGAAAAGCCAATAGATATCATTAAGAGAAAAAGAGTATATGACAAAATAGACGGGCCACATAAACCACCAGACTTTTTTGAGAAAATATTCAAAGGTACTGGTCTTAAATACAAAGTGCCTAGTAATTTATTTGTATCTGAAATTAAAGACTCTGGCGAGGGAGAAAGCGTCGAAGATTTACTAAAAAAAGGTTTAGAGGCATGGGACTTAGAATTTGATATACATCATGATTACAAAACAAACACATATACTTTTGAATTTACGCCATATTTAGAAAAAAGAGCAACTTATCATATAGATGATGAAATTAACGCAAATAATATGAAATTAGAAGAAGATAGTGGTCAAATGTATACCTATGTTAAAGGGTACGGTTCATATACAGACGAAGAAGGCTTAGATGGTGCAGGTCTTATAGTAGAATTTGAACATCCTAATATGAAAGATTACGGACGTTTTGATGCACCACCAGTTAAAGATGGTTCTATTACTGATCCAGATATTATGCGTGCTAGATTACAATCAGTTATTAATTCATCTATAAAGCGCTCTTTAACTTTAGACTTTATAGCATTGCGAAATCATTATCCTAATGCCGTTCCGAGAGTTGCAGATATCGTTAAAGTTAAACATTCAATATTAGGTATCAATGAATTCATGAGAATTGTCGAAGTCAAAACCATTAGAGATGCAGAAAACAATATAGTGAAACAAGATGTGACATTAGGCGACTTCAATAGACACAATCGCTACTTAGAGCGTATTAGTCAAGCAGCACAAGTAGTAGGAGGTTTAGGTGGCGGTTTTGCAAATTCATATCGTACCACATACGCCAAAGCTAATGCTGCTATCACTTCTACACGAAAGTCTATTGACTCTAATAAAGCATTACACGGCAATGAGAATGGAATTAGAGCAATTGTAGAAAAAGATCACATACTCGAATATAACAGGAACGGAAAATTCCGAGTGTCTCATGACCGAGGTAAAACATGGCAGGTCATTGCGAGTGCTAAAAGTGGATTTAATAAGTATGTGATACCTAAAGCAACTGATAAAGTATCTGGCTTAATGAGTAATAGTGATAAAAAGAAAGTAGATAGACTCCATTACAATCGACTTAAAATGCAAGGCGAAAACGGCAAATATTATAACATTACGATAGATAAAGACGGAAAACTACAAGTTAAGGAGGCGTAGCAATGCGTAAAACAATATATACCAAGCTAGATACTTTATTTAGTTCACGGTATGTGAGAGAAAATGAGCTAAACTACATTGCTATACGAGACATGCTAACTAATATTGAAGAAATATTAGTAAAGCATGGTAAAACCGAAAAGCAAGCTCATAACTCTGAACAAATTGTATATAGATTGCCTACTGGTCCTAATGTTACTGTAGGACAAGAATTAGGATATCAAAGTAAACGTATTAGAAATTTAGTATTAGGAACAATTGGTAATGGTCTACAAGAAGTGAGAGACAGTCGTACATCAATTGACGCTCAAAACTTCCCTATACTTTCAGAAAGATTAAGACATGACTTTACTAGAATAGACGAAAAAATAGACAAAGAATTAAATGTAGCTGATGATGCTACTTATCTGTTTACGCCCCCATTTATTGCTAGTGCAGAACAAGGTGTTAATGAAACACCTAATAATAACGATCCCGATGACAATAGAAAAGTGTTTTATGACAAATTTGTTGACAACAAGTATGTTACGAAAAAATATGTAGGTAAAGACCAAAGTAACAAGTACAACGTTTATGCTTATGATTTCAAACCTCAAAACTATACAAAAACTTTACTCATCACATCATGTATACACGGGAATGAATACAGTGCATTTTATGCTTTAAGTCGCTTTATGGATTTAGTTGTCAACGAATGGAACAAGTATTCTCAACTCGCTTATATACGTAAAAACGTGCGTATTGTCATGGTTCCTATCGTAAATCCATGGGGGTTTGCTAATCAAGAACGTGAAAATGTAAATAATGTCGATTTAAACCGTAATTTTGATTACTATTGGTCAAATGGTAGTGGTACACGTTCCACTGGTAAAAACTATAAAGGTTCAAAACCTTTTAGCGAGAGAGAAAGTAGAAACATGAAAGCGTTAGTAGAAGGCTTAGGAGATATTACAGCTCACGTCGATTGTCATAACATCATTTCTCAAGTGAGTGACTATTGTTTATTCTATCCACGTTTTGCAAATCAACCTAACAATGTGATGACTGAAATGCTTTCAGAAATGTCAGATCATGGAGATTATGTAACTTGGGGTTCAAGCACCTTAGCCTCATTTAGTAACTGGGTAGGTATTAAGCATGGTACAACTTCTTTCTTGCCTGAAGTGTACGAAGGTAGAGCTGGAAAACCTAGAGGCGCTCAAGAGATGTGGCGTTCAGTTTATTACTTAGGAAATATCATCTCCAAATTATCAAAACTAGACACTAACAAAGAAGGTAGAATTGCAAATCAACCTATTGTTAAATCGCTAGTTTATAGTAGTAGATTTGATAAAAAAGATACCAAACCATTTTCACTTATTGCTAAAAAAGACTACCAACGTATGTTAATGACACAACAAAGATTCCAAGTCACAGCTAATGGTTTTGTAGAATTAAACGGCTCCATCACAGTTGAAGTCGATAGAGATACAACGATAGCCGTAGCACCTTATGTAGTACAGAATTACCACCCATACAGTGGTAACGGAAAAAGTAGAAGACGTCACTTATACAGAGTGAGAATGCCAGTTAAAAAAGGTTGGCATACTATTCCACTTCACGCAATAGCTCCTGTTCAATACTCTACAACAAGTCCAGACAACGTACACAGATCTAACGAAGTAATGGGAGTTGTAGATATATTAAGAACAAAAGGTGTGGCAAGAGTAAGAAACATGATTATTAACCTTACATTTACACCGTCACACGCCCACACTGCAGTACAAATTCTTAAATCTGGTGGGTATGGTAACCAAAAAGAAAAAACATTCCATCAAGTTTATCCTGATAAACCGAGCGCATATACTAAGACAAACAAAATTATTCATAAAACTAAAAAGAAAAAATAAGGAGGCTTCATAATGGACGGATTTTATAAAGAAGCTAGAATTACTACTGTTGATGAACCTTACTTAAAGCCAATATCTGATGAAGGTATTGGCTTTTATAATATGGATATAAATACTGCGGTATTAACTTTTCAAGTGCGTAGAGAAATAAACGGGGAAAGTTATCCCCTAGAGATTAGCGAAGCTAACACTGAGATAACAGCTTATTTTGTTTCCGATAACGGTTCTTCAACCGGAAGGGTTAAAGTTGAATATGTTAATCCTATGAAAGGCATTATACGTTTAACTTTAGACAGTAATTTCCTGAAGGCTTCTACTGACACTCATGTGACTGGTCAAATTTATATCAAAGCAGTTGGTCGTAAAGATACAGTTGTACTTAACGAGTTTCGCTTTTACGTAAAAGATGCATTAATTAACCAAATAGATGCTGATATTAAAATCAGATATATTAGAGAGATTGACGATCTTGTTGATTTAGTGAAAGACAGAATTGATACTGTATCAAAAGAATTAGAAAACGTTCAAAATGCTGAAGAAGAATTCATGAATTTTGTAAATACTCAAAAGTCAGAATTTGTTAAACAAGTTAAAGATTTGCGGGAACAAATGGAAGGTTTCGCAAAACAAACCGAAACAGAGTTAACAGACTATCTAAATAATATTAACGATAAAATTTTAGAGGTCAACGAACGACTAAATTCGGCAACTGAAGGAGTTATAACAGAGGAAAACTTAGACGAGCACCTTATCAACTACGCTAAAAAAGATGAAGTTAATCAGCAGTTATCTAAGAAGGCAAACGAAGATGAATTTAAGACACTTTCTGATGGTTTAGATGAATTAATACAAAACAAAGTTAATGAAGCTATAAAGAGTGCCACAGGTCAATTATCAGCACTTACAGAAGCCGAAGGTTTTGCTATTAGGTTAGATAATGTTGACTTATCTACTATGAGCAAAATTGATAAAACTGGTTTTTACTACCTTTACAACCCTACAAATTCTCCTGATCCTGATAATCAAAGCGGTTACGCTATTGTGATATCACGAAGCGAAACATACAAAAAAGTGTTGTTCATGCCATATAACAGACACAGAATATATTCTCGAAACATGATGGGTGAAACGACAAGATGGGGTTCTTGGTACGATGCTACTAAAGGAGTAGTAATACCTGGTTCAGACCCTGTTGTATAGGAGGTATTTTATAATGAAAAATAATTCAATCACTTACTCATTATCATTTTTGATGATTTTAGGATTTGGAGCATTGATGTTTGAACGTGGTTTTTTCTGGACAAGAGAACAGGCGTCAATCATTAGAGATAGTGATTTCTATTTAGCTTTACATCATATAATGCCTATTTGGATATGGGGAGTCCTTGCGATGATTTTTAGTGCTTTTATTATAATTGCCCCATTCTTTTTACCTACACAAAAGTTAAATAATACTTTCAACTATCTTATTTGTATTGGGGGTTGGGGTAATGCTTGCTTTTACTTTTTAATGACATCCGCTAGTATGTTTCATGCTATTAATTGGCTTTCTCCTTTGCAATTCTCTACCTTTACAATGATCTGTGGCATTTTAGGGTTCTACGGAGGTGTAGAAATTGTCTCAAGAAGAAGATAAATATGTATTA